GAACCACGGCGGCTCGGAACAGCAATTGGAAACCGGTGAATTCTGATGGACGAACTGCTGAAACACCTGCAGAACCAGTAGCTCGAGCTGATGAAAGACATGGATTCCCTCGCCTCCGATCAGGACGGTTTCCGTGACGTCGACTCGGAAAGCCTCCAGCTCATGAGCGTGAGACTCGTGCTCCAGGGCTGGCACAAGAGCAAGGACTCCGACAAGGACTGACACCAGTCCAACCGCCGTAGCCGTATCCAAGCGGCCG